CGATTTCTTTAAGGGTGGTGGTGGTTACGGCTGACTCGACAGCGCCTAAGGCTTTGTTTTTGGTGCGTGGCTCTTGGTTGCATTGGCATTCTGTTTTGTTGGTGTTGGCTGGGTCTTGGCATGGGTAGCGGAAACGATCTGCACAGCTTGTGAGGGTGATGAAGGTGGCGCTAATCAGCAGTAGGCGTTTCATCTGTGCCTTCTAATGTCCAGCCTGTGGCTAGCAATGCTTCGTATTCTTCTTCTGTCATTTCGCGCACTTCATCGTCTATTTGTATATTTGGTCGTGTCATGATCTATCCCTTTCGGTACCCATAAACAGTAATACTGCCACCAGTTATGTTGCCTGAAGTTGTTGTGAACCGGCACCCGTCATACTGTGTATTTGCTCCGTGATATGTGTAACCATTGCGGAAATATTCGGTAGCAGATATTGCGTATTGATACCTACTGAACTGAGCAAGATTTGGCGATTGAATTTCCATGGTTGAGGCTAGGCCAGAACCTGACGCTGCCGCCGAACAGTAGGCACTAGCTGCATTATTACCAATAATTTGACCAGTCCAAGTAGTAGCACCAATAGCACAATAAAACTCTGTGCCGTACCATCCTGAAGATGTTGGCGTTGAGCCTGACAAAAGAAAAAAGTTAATGGACATGCTTGTACTAGCAGCAATTCCGTTGAACGCAATTTTGTAGTTATCATAGGTACTGCTGAAGCACGAGGTTATATCAACGCTTGAGACAGCAGAACCAACGCTGACTTGCTTAACTAGCACCAGCCCTGAGTTAGCCAAATAAGTGTTGGTATCGGCAGCCGTCAGCACCTCACCCGTAGTAAAAGTCTTTATAGCCATATCAGAATCCTAACTTATTGTTGTCTAATTTGCCGAAGATGGCATCGTCCAAAATCATGTACGCATTAGTATCCTGACCAGACATGAACACCGTAGCCCGAGTCTGCGAAGGCGTGGCGCTAATCGAGATACCTTCCAAAACCGTGTTGTAAGTAGCACCACGAAAATAGATTTTACCCAAACAGTTAATAGCGCTAGTAATGACCTGAATCGTGTCAGTGTTGAAAAGCCCGGTACTTGTGTTGGTTTGCTGAACATCCGTGAAAGTGATGGATGCAAGCATTTGGTCTTTTGTTTGGAAGTTGTTGAGCACCCACTGGGCATGGGATGAAGCTTGTGAAGTGGTGTAGTCGAGCGTGTCTTTGTTCCACCCAAAAATAGGGGTCGTGCCCAGCGTTGCGGTTTGCGCTGCAAGGCCAGCTGGGGTGATTGTTATTGACGTGTAGTAGTTGTCGGCACTGCTACGAAACTCAATTTGCTCATATTTCATTTGGTACAGATATGTGGCACCTGTGCCGTCGTTCCAGTAAAAGGTTGTTTGCTTAGGGGTGTTCCTACCGAACCAGTAAATAATTGGTGTTGAGCGATAGGTGACGCTCCCGGCATACATCCGCGCTTCTTCTGTACGCGTAATGTCGTTGATCAGCGCAAAAGCATTGCCTGTGTATGTCTGTGCGCTGCCAATAGAACGGCCAGTAAAAGCACCAATAGAAAGCCCAGCTGTTGCCCCGACCTGCTGTACTTGGACATCTGTGGTGTCTTGGGCTAAGGCGTAGTTCGTCAGCTGGGCGCGTCCCCAGTCGGCTTGAATACCCTCACAAGAGATAGTCACCTTGTCTAAATTGGTGACCATTCCATATTCAATTTTTACGTCTCTGATGCGACCCCAAAAGGCACCGAAGTTGTCTGTGCCTACTACTGCCCCGGGCTTGTAAATGTAAGCAATGATGGTGTCGCCCAGTTTGGGGGTGGTTGTCCATGACGATGGAAACTCAGACTCGACGGTCATGTTGTCTATGGAGTAGTCGTCAATTTGTAGTCGGCGTCCACGGAAGATGTTTATTGCTTGAACGCTAGGCAAAGTGACCCAAGAGCCTCCAGAGTAAAAGTCAACTTTCCATTCAAATGCTGTGGCCATTATTGAACCAATACGGGTAGTGGGCCGTTGCTTCGGTTGTATCGGCGTAGCGCGTCAACGATTGCATTTGGGTCGCCACCGTTTACTTGGATGTGGAATACGTTGCCACCCATGCCACCGCCAGCATTAGGGCCGGTTAAAGGGATGACAGCCTCAGGGCCGCGCTCACCGATCATGGCAAGGGTAGGACTCGTCACGATGCCACCTGCAGCAAGCATCGGGATTTCAGGAACGCTGAAACCTTTACCACCGAGACCCGGCACCCAAGATGGAATGCTGAAAGACAACTTGCCAAACGTGTTGTTCCACAGGCTTGCAATGCCATTGAAAATGGTTTTAGCAACAGACAAAAGAAGTTTGAACTCGGGCACAATGACTTCGCTAATCCAGTATTTGATTGCACCAAACACGCCGTCAACGATTTTGCGGAACGGCTCAAAGTTTTTGTACAGAAGCACTAAACCAACAATTAAGGCAGCAATGGCAAGGCCAATGAGCACTACTGGGTTGGCAGCCAAGATGGCATTAAAGGCCGTTTGGACTACTGCAAAGGCTTTTGTTGTTGCAGTCCAAATTGTCATTGCAGCATTAACAGCAACTATGGCTAAAGCAAGACCCCCAACTACGCCAGCGATGACTAAAAATACTGTCGTGTGTTCGGTTGCCCATTTTCCTAGTGTCTGCAGGAAAGGCAGTACCGCTTCAATCGCTGGCAAAAGTGCAGCGCCTATTGACTCTTTTGTTTCTGCTAAGGCAACTGCTAAACGCTTAAATTGTCCTTCGGCTGTGTTGGCTGCATCGCTTGCGCCACCGGCAAACTTTTTGGCAACGTCGTCGGCGTAGTCGCCAGTGGTGGCCATGAGGTCATTGACAATTGCAGATTGACTCGCAAACTTTTCGTTGGCTTTGGTCAGCGCTTTAGTGGCTTCAGCACCCGACAGCATTCCTTCTGCAATTTGATATTTAACAAAGGCAAGTGCAGCCTCATCTTTGGCAAGTTTCTTCTGTTCTTTTTGCAGATCAATAGAAGCCTGAATGCCCTCAGACATTGGAATGCCCAATTTTTTAAGAGCTGCATACTGCCCCATCTCCGCCTTAGCCAAAGCCTGAGTAACGGTCTCAAGGGGCTTACCCGTTCGCGCCGCAACATCCTGAGCAATGGCAAGAAGTTTGTTTGAGCGCTCGACGTCGTTGGTTGCCAAAACCAGCTTTGAAAAGGCTGGCCTCAAAACATCGTCGGCGACGCCCGAAGCCAAAGACATTTTGGTAATCATGTCCTCCGTGGCTTTAATTTGCGCGTCAGTAGCGTGGGCTGACGTGCGCAAGTTTCCGGCAAGAATGGTTTGTGCAGCTGCATCTTCCATGGCGCTTTTAGCGGCATCACCCAAAGCAACAGCCAAACCTGCTACGGCAAGCCCTGCTGGGACGGCTGCTTTCTTAATTGCAAACTGGGCTTTCTGGCCGTTGGTCTCAAGTTGCTTAAATTCGGCAATGGCTTTGCTGATACCTTTGCCATCGAACTCACTAATAATTGGAATTGTTATGGCCATTAGAGTCTCCCGTTTCTGCCCGTCAACGTCATGACTTTATTAACCAACTCGCGTACTTGCCATTCAACTTCAAGACTTTTGGTTTCATAGGCGCGCCACAAAACTCGTGAAGGTGAGCCATACCTTTGCTGAAGTGATGCAGACAAATTGCCTTTTCGAGCCATGTCGAACAGAGTAGCCTGCGGCCCCGTCCACCTAATGCCAAAGACGGCAAGGTTCTGACGAAAACCACCCGGAGCATCACGCACCTTTTTACCGCTGGTAAATGCTTTGAGGTTTCGTAAAACCAAGTTGGGTTGCCAGTTCATTAGTTCTTTGCCGGTGCCGCTTTTCCATGATCGAGCCATACCTGAGAGTGGTGCTTCCTCAGGTAGCAAACGGTCAGCTTCTACAAGGACAGGTTTAACAATTTCTTTGAATTCCGTAGTGATAGACCTACGAAGTTTTTTGTCAATACTGTTTAATTCCTTGAGCGCGTCCTTTAGGCCGACGGCTTCAATAGGTTTAATGTCAACGGTCATTTGCGTCTCGATTTGTTTATGACGTCTATGACTGTGTTCATGTCTTGCGTTTCAAAAGGTATTTGTGGAGGCCACCACCCAGTTTCAACTAGCAGTTCTGCTAGTGATCTGGAGTAGGTGCCTCGCTGGTGGGGTTTGTTGGTTCATCCGAAACAACGTCAATGGAGTCAATCAACTTGACATAATCGTCAAACACAATGGGCACCGTGATGTTGCTTTGTTTGCATGATTCAAAAGCCAAAAATGCCAGGTGTTCCATACCGATACCGGTAGCTAGTTCTGAGGCTTTGATTTTAAACTTTCGTTCAAGAGCAACGATGGTGAAAAGGTTTGTAGTTACTTGGTAGGCGTCGCCGTCTATGTGGGTTACTTTGAGCGTGATTTTCATGTGTTCCTAAAAGGTTTAAGCGGTTACTTCGGTGTAAACACCGCCAGTGAAC